ATGCCAGAAGCAGAAGAGGAGCAAGAGGATGGGGTGGATGAGCAGGCTGCGTAAGCCAAACCCGAACCGAAAGCAGCTGTTGTTCTTCACTCAAGATCAGCTGAAAGAAAACTACTTTGCTGTCGTCCGAATCACTTGGTTTGCTGCTGGCCAGATCTGTGCAGTTAATGAGGCTGTTGTGTATCAGGACGATTTGGAGGCAGTTGCTGAGTTTTCAGGGATTGTTGGAGAGGCTTTACGTGGTGGCGCAGATGTTTCAGTTGTCTGCATCGCAAGCTCTGAGGATGTTGGATTGGAACCGACATGAGTGAGCCTGAAGCGTTTTACCGGCAGGCGATTGACCTGAACCGATATAGCAATCACGTCGCTTTGAATGTGATGCGGGCTTACAACGACATCGTGATTGATGCGTTGCAGAAGCTTGATGATGTGGGTTCGCTGAACCCCAGGGAAGCGGCCAGGTTGAACGCTCTGTTGGCACAGGTGCGTGAAAGCCTTGCGACGTGGGCGGGCGACAGTTCTGTTTATTTGGTGCAGGAGTTCAACGGCCTGGCTCGTTTGCAAGCTGACTTCATCGCAGGCCAGATCAAGGACGTTGTAAAGCCAAGCCTGGTTGACACCGTTCGCAGCGTTGAGATCACCCCAGACTTTGCGCGGTCTGTTGTCTTGGCTGATCCAACTGACATCAGTGCGGCTGTATTACAGCCCAGCCTTGAGCAGCAGGTGCGCGGGCAGTTCCCTGGCCTCGTGACTTTGGACGCGGGCAAAGGTGCGGCGCTGATTTTGCCAGATGGTAAAAAGCTGGGCTCAGCCTTTCGGCAGCTAGCTGAAAAATCTGCCGACAAGTTTCGCGTCACCGTCAGGAACGGCCTGCTGACGGGTGAAAACATGCGTGACATGGTCAAACGTCTGCGGGGTAACTTGCGTTTTGCAGACAGCGCAGGAATCAGTCAGACCATCGCAAAAGGTGGTGAGCTGACAACGCTCACTGATGCACAGATCAGAACGTTGATACGAACTTCAATCACCCGTTTGACCAGCACTGTCAATGAGCAAATGTATATCGCCAACCGAGACGTGATAGATAAATATCGTTATCGGGCAACTTTGGACTTAAATACGACACCGATTTGCCAGTCTTTGGATGGCAAGGTGTTTGAGTTTGGCAAGGGGCCAATGCCAGAACAGCACTATGGCTGCAGGTCAACCATTGTGTTTGTGACAAAAACTGAAGCTGAAGGTGATTTCCGGTCACGGGAAAAGCGTGCGGCACTTGGTGGCCTTGTCCCCAACGACATGACATATCCACAATGGATTGCAACCCAATCAGTCGCTGCTCAAGAAAAGGCATTTGGGGGCAAGGGCAAAGCGAGATTGTTCAGAAGTCTGTTAAACAAAGGAGAAACACCGAAAACGGCTTTCGCCAAGTTCGTCAGAAGTGATGGGTCAACGGTAAATTTGAAAGAGCTGCAAGCTAAATACGGTGCCCCTGAAACGCGGTAGCAGCAAGCAGGTCATTTCTGAGAACATCCGCAGGCTGATGCGTGAAGGCAAAAGCCGCTCACAGGCAGCAGCGATTGCGTTCAAAGAAGCTGGGAAACGGCGGAAGCGTTAATCTTTTGTTGTACCTATCTGCTGGTCTTATGGCACTTCACAGCAAGTACAAGTTCACGGAGCAGGGCGCTGAGGCCAAGCCCAAGGCGACGGCCAAGAAAAAGTCCGCTAAAAAGGAAGCACCCTCGGAGGCTGACTGATGCCTAGCGGACCCGGCACCTACGGCTCCAAGATGGGCCGTCCGCCTAAGAAAAAGAAAAAGAAGGGCGGCAAGAAAAAGTAATGGCACGGAAGCAGCGGCGCGTTCCAAAGGACAAGGCCACCGGCCTGCCTAAGAAGTACCTGTCCGGTGCGAAGAACCGCGCTGCCAAAGCCCGTGAGATCAAGCGAACTGCCGAGGCTTACAAGGCCGGGGAGTTCATCGACATCAAAGCCGTTTCAGCATCGAGGGCCAAGCAAGGTGGCACCAAAAAGAAAACCGCTAACCGCCGCAACAAAAAAGGCTCTAAAGGAAAAGGCTGAGAAGTCGCGTTTCTTTTACGGCGAGTTGGCTGAGGTCTACCGCAAGGGCCAGGGCGCTTATCTTGCTAGTGGATCGCGGAATGTCCCGATGGCGGCTTGGGCTATGGGTCGGGTCAACGCTTACATGAAAGGCGGCAAGGCGCGGACGGCTGATGCTGCGATCTACGCCCGCTACAACAAAAAGCGATGAGCATTAATCATCCCCAAGGCGGACGGTTTGAGGGTTACGGCAAGCCCAAGAAAACTCCCGATCATCCCAAGTACGCAGCCGCTGTTGTCATTAAAGAGAATGGTCGCGATCGTTTGATCCGTTTTGGCCTGCAGGGTGCCGATCGGTTTCCTAAGCGCAAGGGTGAAAGCAAGGCGGCAGCAGAGGCGCGTAGCAACTGGAAGAAACGCCACGCACAGAACATTCGTCGCGGTCCTACATCTGCCGCTTACTGGGCGAATAAATTTCTTTGGTAGTAGATTTGGCGTGAAAACAACCTTACGGGTTATTCATGTCTGAAGAGCAGAATCAGGAGATT